TAAAGTTTTTTTTATTTCTAGCTGGCATTTTTGCTCGACCACCATCTTTAAATCCTGGTGCGTCTACCATTCCAGCATAGTATTTTTTATAACTTGAATTTTGTGCGTTAAGAGTTCCTTTTGGAGTTTGAAAATCACTCTTCATGTATGAACCAATATATTTTGTATTTGGCATTCTCATACTAGTCCTCCGAATCTTGCAAATGTTTTTACGTTAGTTGGTTTAGGTCCAGTATTAGATACTTGTCTTTTTCGTTTGACAGCACTCGCCTTTTGCGAGCTTGACATTCGTGTGGCTTTTGCAAGTGGCACGCATTTTGGATACTTCCGCTTGCTTCCCTTCTGACGACCGCAAGGTTGATATTTCCCGTCTTTCTTCGGTGCTCCTATATCTACCCACTTCTCGTCTAACCATTCTTTAAGACCTTTTTTTGCCATTAAATTATTTGTGTTTTTTTATGCTTAATAACTTTACCTTGGCCTCTTCCCATTACGTCACCAACAACTCTTCCACCACTCTCATATTTTTTAGCTAGAGATGGAGAAATTTTGTTTTGTACACCTTCTGGTAATTTACTAAAGCCTTTAAATTTACTTGGTACATTTTTAGCCATTGCAGATCCTCCGTTTGCTTTTTTAGTTCTTCCTACTTTACCCTTACAATATTTAGAGGCCCAGATATTAGCATAAGCGCTAGGGTAAACTTTGAATTTACGCTTTGCTGCTGCTTTTCCTGCTGGACACAATTTTGCCATGTTAGCCTCTCTTGTTTAATTTTTTTAGAGTCATCGCAAATCTTGCACGTTGACCTAATTTACCTTTTTTCTTTGCCGCCGCTTTTAATTTAGAATCCGGAATCTTTTCACCTTTTTTAATTTTAAGGGCTTTTCTTAAAGACCCCGGTTTCTTAATTGCTTTTTGAATAAAATTTTTAGACATTACTATCTATTAATTTTACCTTTTTTCTTCATCTTGCTACCGAATTTTCCGTAAGACTCATCTCTAGAAGCTTTTAATTGCTTCTTAGTTCTTTTCTTCTTAATTCTCATAGCAATAGATTCATCTTTTCTAGCGTTGTAACCTTGTTTCTTCTTGCCAACTTTACCACCTTTTTTGTACATAGCACCACCTCTCATGCCCATGTCATCTTGGTAATAACCAGATTTCATATCTTTTCTTGCAGTCGACATTGATCCTCCGCCAGCTTTCATCGCTCGGCCGCCAGATTTCATAAATCTAACATTTGATCTTACTCCGTTTTGTCTCATTTTTTACCTCCGTTGTTTTATTGTTTTTAACTATTTGGTGCCACATCTCTCAAATTATTTGCTTGAATATACGTAACTGTTACAGTTGCTTGACCTGTAGTTGATGTTGTTCCTACTGTTATAAGAGTAGCAGTTACTTGCGTATCTTCATCAACACGATCCATATTATCAAAGGCCGAACTTTGTTGTGTGTGTTCTGCCACAGCTTTAGCATTTTGAGCCGCAGTATAAAAAGCTGCTGTTGCTCCACCTGAATCAGTTTTACCAACCGACATAGTCGCACTAGTTCCTGCGTTACTGGCTATTGCAAAACGCATTAGTACTTCTACTATTTGTGAATTCTTAGGTATTACACCTACGTTGTAAGTATTTGTTCCAGCTGCTACTGCCATACTAATCATTATTGACTGAGTCATAGCTACTTGACCTGTATTTTTTACATTGTTGCCAAGTATTGTTCCCGTTGTGTTTGAGATCGTTCCAGCTTTAATCGGTCCTGAAAATGAAGTTGTTGCCATATTATTTTTTACCTCCTCTAAAAATTTGTGTTCCCTTGATACCATAAATACTCGCCACGACAAGGATCCACAAATTTGTAAACCATGACGGTAATTGCGAGAACATGTCAAAAAACATTTTGACCTTGTCCATCGCTGTCGGGTCGTCTGATACGACTGCCCATGCCAACACCGCTACCGGAGTTGACAATATTATAAGAACGGCTTCGTCCTTCCAATCTGATTGTCTCGCTTCTAACAATTTACCTTGGTAAGCTTCCTCACCTCGAGCTTGTTTTTCTGCATGCAATAATTGTGCTTCAGACATTGCCATTTTAGCTTTTTGTCTGTTAGCATAAATTTTAGAACCAGCTTGTGCGGCTAATTTAATCGCTTGTAGCCACATAAACTAATACCAAGTTGCTGTTTTTTTCTTATCAGCTAGCATTCTTCTTCTACCTCGAACATCAACTGTATTTCCTTCGTTGATTTTGTTCACAGGATCGTCTTGGTTGGTAATAATTTTAGATCTTGGGTCTACTGCTACTTTCCCAACCTCTTCTTTATACTCAACACCACCTGTTTGGTAGCCGTCTTTACCAACTCCTAGCTCTTTAGTTATTTTAACCATAGTTTTCTCCTTATTAAATTGTTTATACCTACTTTTTAGGAAAATTTCTACCAAAATCAAATTTTTTGCCTGCGGTAGACATTTCTTGCTTCGTTAAACTTGTTGCAGCTCTTAATTCTGCTAATTCTTCCGTCTGATCTAGCTTCTGTTGGAAGTTAGCTTGGTTCATCATAGCTCTCATACGATCAAGATTAATTCTTTCTTCATCATCTTCAGCTCTTCTTTGATTTTCAGCTGCTCTCAAGTCTAATTCTCTTGATTTTAACTTAGTTAATGGGTCAGCACCTAAGCCGCCATTAATTTCTGAGTCTTCTTTTTTAAATTCTGCCATCATTTCAGCAATCAATACAGCTTTTCTAGACTCAATCTTTTGCATCATGTTCATTAACTGAGGTTGAAGCTGCGGATTTTGCTGAATTTGTTGTTGCATCATAGCTACTGTTTGTAATTCTTGTGCAAATTCTATTTCAATCTGCTCTTGAGACATTAATGAAATGTGTTCCATAATATTTTTCTCAATACTTGCTACCATCATCGGTGAATTTTGTACTAAGTTAGTAGCTAAGAAATTTAAATGCGCTGTGATGTGAGCTCTATGGTCTTGACCAGGGAAAGCTTGAAAAGGTTTACCAGCCATTGCATCAATATGTTCTAATGCAGGGTCTTTTGGCATTGGCGGTTGTGGTTTTTTTAATAACAAATCAATATCTTTTACACCTAACGCTTCATACATATTTCTATACGCTTGATAAACGTTATGGACTTGTGGATTGGAAACTGCCAGCTGAAGTTCCGTTTGTGCGAGAGAGATCCTCTGTGTTTGAGAAAATATATTTGGATCAGCAACTGGCAGTATATCAACTCGGTCATCAAAGTCCGCTTGTTTAATTGTTCGCGAACCACCCACAACATCATAGGGGTATTCTGGTGGGAGGTAAAGTTTATAGACTCGAGCTAATAATCTAAATTCACTTTTTAGTGAAGCATATAATCTTTTATGGATCGCAGACATTGTTCTCGATCCTCTTTCTAGCAATGCTACGGTCGTACCCACAGCTGCTTGTTGATTACCCTCTCCTACTTGCAAGTCTGCTATTGAAGCAAATCTTTGACCTGCTTGTACTACGACGCCCATAAGTTGTAACAAAGTTTGTGATGGTTCCTTAAATGGAAGCATCATAAATGAATCTTTTATATTTCCACCAGGAGCATCTACATCTCTAAACTCTCCAGGTTGAATTGACTGTGCATCATCTCTGATTCTAATTCCTCTTTGTTTAAACCCTGCAGGTAAGTTAGATAAAGTTCCTGCGTCTAATAGTTGTCGTAAGGCTTGTGTTGCTGTTCTTGATAGTCCACCAATCATGTGAATTAAACCTAGGCCATAGAAACCAAGACCAGGTAAAAATTTAAAATGAGTGAAATATTTTATTCTAGATTTATTAGGATCACCAATTTCATAGTTTCTTCTAATAGATAAAATAGATCTTGTTGCTTCTTCTAAAGTAACAATGTATGGAAGTTTAATCCCTGTTGGATTACCATCCACATCTTTATCTTCGTATCCTTCTAGATCTAAATCCGTATGTATTTCTAAAAGCGTAAAAATATTTTCTTGTGCTGTTTTTCTAATTCCTTCTAGTTCTCGTTCTTTAGCTTTAAGATCTGAAGTTGTTGTAGCATTATCAGCCGGTGTTCCTAAATCGATATCTCTATAGAAACCTGCTACTTGTTGTTTACGCAAAGTGTTCTCGTCCATTTTTAAAACATGAACGATTGCTTCCGCATCGTCTAATGAGGTAGCCGTATACGGAACAACCAGATCATCTGCCGGTACAAATTTAGAAACTGCACGATTCATTAATTCATCGTAATACGTTTTCTTAAATGCTGAACCCGCTAAAGGTAAATAAAATAATAATTGATCAAAGTCAGGTTCGTACTCTGGCATCTTTTCCATAAGTTCGTAATTCATGTAATCTTTGACTCTCTCTGCTTGTTGAGTTTTTTCTGGAGTAACTTTTCCAACGACCGCTGTTCTTACTGGTCCTTCGGCCGGGAGTAATTCTTTATAAGCCAAAGCTTGAAATTGTGTAACCGCTTCTGCTAAAACTGGATGCGTAGCACCACTAGCGTTTTGAAAAGGTTCTGTTTTGTCTTCGTATTTAAATCCTAATAAATCTAATCCTGATGTATAAGTTCTTTCCCAGTCTCTTCTAGATTCTTTATACTCTTCAAAATTTGTTTGTAGTTGTGTGCCTAATGGATCAAGAATCTCATCACCAAGGAACTCGGCTAAATTAGAATAGTGCTCGTCACCTTCTTCAGGAGCAACGGCTCTAGGATCAAAGTTTACATCTACTGATCCATCTTCGTTTTGAATTGTTTCAACACCATCAGGAGCTGTTACTTCTTCAGTAACTTTCTCTTGTACTTTTTCGTTAATCTCCTCTGGAGATGGTATCTTAACTTCGCTTCTTGTGTTTGGTAATGATTTGTCTACGTTGTCCGCCATTATATATTTTCTCCTTTACCTCTTTAACAGTATTATAGGATATATTCAAGCCTTGAGGATTAGGGCCTGATTTTGGAGGCAACAGATTTGTTTTAGGGTATTTCATTATACCTTCAATATTCCAGCTACGCCGCCATCTGCATATCTTCCACCGATACCATATTTACCAGCATACTCTTCATCATATACCGGCATCTCCATTTCCTCTACCATTTGCGGAGAGGGTTTAATATCAAATTTTTTATACATCTCTGGACGTTTTTCTCTTATTTTAATTTTTTCTTCCAAAATTTCTTTTTGAGTATCTTTATCTAATTTATTATACCACTCAGCACCGGTATCTAAATCTGTTCCTTTTCCACTTATAAATTTACTTAATTCGTATTTTGCAATTTGTAATGCTTTTCTATAATCTCCATCTTCATCCATAAAAAGAGGATACACTTTTTTTAAAAGATCTGACCCTACACCAAACCTTTCTACAAGTTCATCTCTTTTACTAGGTGTGCCTTCACTTAAATCAACTCGCATTATACCACCATCAGCTTTTTTATTTTTTAATTTTTTTAATTCTTCTTCTAACTCTTCTAACATTTCTTTTTCTTTTTCTTTTTTAGTTTTTTTATCCATTGGGTAAGGTCCTTGATCTGTGGCTGGACCTGGTTCGTTAACACCAAATTCTATATCTGTAATCTCATTAACCATTGTAGGGTTTTGTTTAACTTCTTCTTTTAAAGCTGCTAATTCATCTGGACTTAAAGATCCGTTAGCTAAACCAATTCTTAATGCAGTTATAATTCCACCGTTAGCTTTTTTATC